TGGTGGAATTTTCTCATTCATCTTTCGTTGAACCATCGCCAATATTCCATCACCCTCTGTTGGGAGGGCCTGGAATGGCAGATTGTTCAATGTGCGTCGACGGATTACTGGACGGATATGCATTTGCCCTATTCAGAGACACGACAACCTATGTACAAAAAAGTCGCGGTTTTTATCAACAAAAAATACTATTTTTTTTACACCCAACTATTCACTTCTGGCTCACCCTCATCCTCTTCATCATATGGTATATACTCAAACTGCGTATCGGTCATCGGGATAAGCTCAGTCTTGTTCGCTATGAGCTCTGTGAGCTCCTCGTTGTATATATTCTTCTTGTAGTAGAAGCGCTCCCCCCTCTGAATAAGAACCCACGCAATAACCTTTTCTGGGTATTGGGTCGATTCCAGACAAAAAAATTCGTCATATTTTTCAATCACTACATATTGTTCACCACTGACAGGGCTGTATTCGATGATTTCATCCGGTGTCCGAACGGGGTGAGACTCGAACGGACACTCGAATGACAGGATGGTGCCAACAGAGACAATCATTTTACCATGGACAAGTGCACACTGACCAGGGCGGCGGGTAGCACACTTTTCAGTTGGAGCGGGGGTAGTTTTTGTAGTATGCGTCGAGGTCCATATAGCTCTTATTTTTGTTGTTATTGCATTGTTTCTGAAGCTCCTCCTCAACTTTAACGAGTTGTGGGAGAATCTTTTCCTGAATCATAACGCGCAGTTCAAACACTGTAACATACAGATTCTCCATTGTATATTCGGTGTGCTATTTTTTTATACCACCCAATTAAACGCTCCACCTTCTCGAGCAAAAAACTTTATCACCTAAAATTTCAGCTAGTGATAAGAGGTAGACTTAGAAAATAATGAATAGATTATTGTATGAGCTGTCTTTTTATTGGTCCACATATGAGATCAGGGATAGGTCATGTAACTAGGAGATATGCCGAAATTCTGAATGCTGAATATTGTGAATTTACAAATAAACCAAAGCTCGATACATACGATTTTGGATTTATGTTTATGATCCCTCTTCCAGAACAGGTTGTTGCGTTTACGCAATTTGCACCCCTGTGTAAAAAGATGATAGTGATGGCTGTATGTGAAACAGAGACTGTACATCCACAGTATTCTTTGCTTCTTCAGTTTCAGCCAATCTATTGCCCGAGTGAATTTTCTCGGCGCATTTTTCAGAGACAGTTTGGAGGAGACTGGAGGTTGTTGAAACATTATTCACCATTACCTAAAACACCGACCCCAGTGCCCCACGAAGATTACGTGTTCTATACCATCGGCAATGTACTTGATTATCGTAAAAATATTCATATGTTATTAGAGGCTTTCGTACGTCTAAATCTACCAGATACTCGACTTGTACTCAAAGCTACAACTTGCGAACAAAACAAAATCAACTGGAAGATTCCTAGAGTGCATATAATACAAGAGGTTCTTACAGATGATGAACTCGATAATGTGCACAATTCATGTGATTGTTACATTAATTGTAGTTTTTCAGAGGGTGTTGGTATGGGTGCTGTAGAGGCTGCCATCAGAGATAAACCAGTCATTATACCTGATTATGGCGGTCTCAAAGAATATGTAAAAACACCCTATATAATAAAGTGTACATTGGGACCTGTTGGGAGGGATGATTTTCTGTTTCAGAAACATATGATGTGGGGTAAACCTAGCTTGGACGATCTAATGACACACATGAAGACGTGCTACGATGAAAGGATCAAAACTTTTGACCATAGTTACACACGTTCTATTAATCACGAGGTTGTAGAATTTTTCAAGACAATCTCATCCCCATAATTCTTCAGGTGCTGCTTGAACCACTTCCCCCCAGGCCTATAATAAAAATCCTTGAAAATCTGCTGCACACGAATAATCGTATCCTCATCACGAGTCACCGTGCCATCCTCATGCAACTGGCAGTCCTCACCAGGTGGGTTGCCCTTGCTGCGCTTTGACGAGGGCTGGTCAGTCATTCTTATTCTCTTTGTCCTCTTCAAAGTCCTCAACCTCCGCTTCCGCAGGACACCCTTTTTGCCACCGCCACGCCAAGACACCAAAAAAGACCCAAGGGAGCAGAAGCAACGAGTACATTATTAATATAAAGCACTTAATCTATAAGTAATTAATGGAGGTTTCGAATATCCTACAATGTGAATGCAAACCTGGATTTTTCTATAAAAATGCTAACGGTCTCAAGGCTCATCAAAAAACTAAGATGCACTTGGCTTGGGAAACTGTAAAAGAAGTCAGGGATGTCAGGGTGCTATCGAAACAGTATGAAAATGAGATTGAGAGACTCAAGGCGAGACTAGCGCACAAGGAGGAGATTGAAATTCAACTATTACATCGCATTACAGAGCTTAATAAACTAATCTATATCTGATGACGTTTGCAATATTTACCGCATGTAGCCCTGAAAGGACATGGTTTGTTATCTAGGGTGCGCGATTGACATCTCGCCTCTGTCACCTTCTTCGCCTCTATAACCTTTGGAGCCTCTTTCAGGAATATTGTACGATGTTTGTTTCGAGCCTCCTGAATAGCTCTATTCTTCTCTCGCATCTTCAGTATCAACGCATCAAGAGTGTCTTGCATACGTTGCTCTGCCGCCGCCTTATCATATGGCTTTATTTCCACTGGGCGCGCAACCGCCTTTTTCATGGCGCACACGGAAGTCATTTTACCCAAGTATACGAGCCTCAACCTGAGTCACTGGGTGCACACTTTTCATGAGTATAAAAACTACACCCCTTTTTATACCAATGCAAATATTGTGTAGAGCAAGATGTTCAGGGTGTCAAGCCCCACTCAAAGTTTCATTTGTTACATCAGGTGATGAGAATACATGGTTATATACATGGATCCTCAAAGAGAATATAAATCTGGGTAACAATACAATGTTTTACAAAAAGGTTGGTCCAATAATCAAGCGTGTATGTTTCAGTTGTTATTATGGATCGACGCAAAAGGCTCTATCTGTGAATGATATATTTGATTGGCTGAAAAGAGGTCAGGAGTATGTACAGACTGCAGAAGTTGATTATATACCAATACTATTCAGGTGGACGTATTGGCTGTTCATCACCGGTTTGTATAATTGGAAGCACTCGCAAACTTAATCTTCTGTCCAGTGTGTTTCTCCGTCTCTCTGAGCGCTGCGCTCATTGTTGGTTTGGACCACAGAAGCCAGCGAGACCAAAATCCCGCAGTATAGGGATCTGACCAGTTTTCTCTTCTCTGATGTCTGGTTAGATATTTTAGCATTCGAGTCTTGTCATGGTGCATCGTATAGTCTTCATATCCGGCAGCTCCGAAGGATACTTTTCTTCCATCTGGAAATGTAGCGGTCCACTTTTTAGGAGCCTTTGCTCGAGTGAGTATGATCATATAAAGAGTGCAGTGATTTAATTTACAATGAACCACTCTTTATACAGGACACTACTGGAGAATGTCAAGGTTCCAATTGTTGTTGCAGTTGGACCAGCTGGTACAGGCAAAACTCTGCTCGCGTGCAAGGCTGCAGCTCTTATGAATCCGAATCGAATTGTGCTGACTCGTCCGGCGGTATCTGTAGATGAGGACCTTGGATATCTTCCCGGTACCCTAGAGCAGAAGATGTCACCTTGGATTCGACCGATGATGGATGTGTTGCCAAAGTATCTGGAGCCTGAGATTTGTCCGCTGGCATATATGCGCGGAAGAACCTTTGATTCATCGTGGATTATTGCTGACGAGATGCAAAATTCGACACCAAGTCAGATGAAGATGATTCTGACGCGTATAGGGTTCAATTCGAAGCTGGTCATCACAGGGGATCTGGAGCAGCACGATCGCGGGTACGAGGAGAATGGACTACTCGATTTACTTCAGCGCATTCACACGTCACCTGTTCCTGGGATTGAGATGGTTACATTTTCAGACGACGATGTTCGGCGCCATGAAATTATTAAAGATATATTGCGTATATATAGATAAGATGAAGAGAACATGTGTTCATATAAGACGATTTACACGTAGACCGGAGATACGATGGGGAACTTCGTATGTCAGGAGAAATTTTGTAAAATCGACTGTATTGTCATTTGTACCATCAGCAATTGATGATCTAGCTATACATCATGCAAATCTAAGCGTGAATGAAATTATTCGTGTCGGGATTGATACAGCTACTATTAATGCGATTGGGATTATATTGTCCTTTGCTTCCAAGCTGTAAGATAATGTCATTGGTTATACACCATCGTATAAAATTCAACTGAGCAACTGTAGTAACAATTTCTTCGCCCATCACCATAAACTTTATCCGCTCCGTCCTACAGAATGGATCAAACAATTTTTTAGAATATCCATCAAGACTTGACTTGTATGCAACGTGCACAGTGAAAGGCTTTCCGCTCTTTACATACGTCAAATTGGTTTGCTTCGCGTAGTTGGTTACAAAGTACTCGAGGTTGCGTAGCGAAATTCCCTTTTTGTGATGCAGAATATCTAAAAGTGTCTTTGCATTCTCCTGAATATCATAGAATCGACGGACCGAGATGAGCAAGAGATCAGATTTACTCATTATAGATTATATGTCAATGTTAACTTTATGTTCTGATTTCTTTTCACATCCTGGACATCCCTTTACAAAAAATAGATTTGTTGCGTGTGTATGAATATTTTCAGTCAATGATTGTGTTGTAGTCTTGACGATATTCGTCTTTTGCTTCTGATGCTTTGAACAATATCCATTTTTGTGCTTCTTACATGTTTTATTTCCGCAACGTTTGTTCTTGGCAGTTAGACCCATACACAATTCAGAGTCAGTCTGGATACTTGCTGCATCCTTCATAAGCTGTTTGATACTCACATCATATGTCTTTGCGATATATTCAAGAACCGTACCAATCTTCTCGCTCACACGACGCTCAACCTCCTCATTTATCATTTCAGCTATACGAGACTCCATGTATATATATAGTAGTATATATCTTTAGGATAATAATACTACACCACCAACTACAGCTACTACACCTGCTATATGTTTCATAGACATGGATTGTTTGAGAATAAATAGTGAATATATAGCTATGAATATAGGTACAACTGAAATAAGTGCAGTGGTTACAGTCATATCATTTCTCTCCATGAGTTTATAATACATGTAATTACTAGTAAAACTACATACAACTGCTAGTAATATCAACATGATCACAGGTACAACCATCACCCGAATCTCCTTATTAATGAGTTCCTTATGTCTTCCCATGAATAAAAGGGACAATACAAAATAAAATATTGAGAACAAGGCAAATGATGTTTCTGAACTATATCTGGTTGTAACATGTTTCATGATGATAATTTGTGAAGCCGCAAGTAATGCTACAAATAGTGCCAATACTGTAAAACTATTCATCTATTATTTAGAAAGTAAATAATCTGGTCTGTGTTTTCGTCTAAGTTGTACAGGTATTTGTCTCGACTCGTAAAATCGAGCCTTATTGAGTGGTATAGGAACAGGCTCAAACTCTTCCGCATGTCCTGAACCATAGTTTATCGGTCCATACTTGAGCGCATTCGCCTCCCAATCATTCAGTGCTTCAGCCTCATTCAGCACCTTGTTCACCGCCTTGGCAGATGGGTGAGAGTCGGGTCCAAAAACTTCCAAGAGTACTCTCGCAGTCTTATCAGAGTGTCCCTCCTTACGTAGACGCTCATAGTTACGATTCTTATGAGTATATGAAGCCTCTGATCGCGTAGGAACTCTAGGTTTTGGAATATTTCTATTCGGTATTCTTTCTCGACGCTTGAGCATCTCAAGCTCAGCTTCTAGTTCACGTTCAGCCTGTGCCCTTGTCGCAACTTTATTCATAATCTTTGAAACCATTCTTTTGATGTATCGTTCATTTGCAGTCACAATCGGCTCTTTGCGTTCCTGGCTCGCCAGAAATCTTTGATGTAGTTCTTCTATTGGAATCTGCATCCACTTTTCATAGGCTGAAAGTTCACGGCGCACAGGCTCACGGCGCTCAGGCGCTCTGGGTTGCCGTCTAGGTTTTGGCCTCAGATCAACTTCATATATAATCAGTCTTTTATTGACTCTTCGAACTCTAAAATTTCTTGGCATTGCGACGGGATTGGGTACTTGGTGGTATGCGAGTGTCATCACCTTGTTTGTGACTGTACGTTGTGAACCAGTGAGTTCTATAGGAATCCAACGTTCCTTATCTCCAGGCACAAGGTGTGCATAAAGACGTCTTCCTGGTGTGAGTGTTCTTACACGTGTAAATTTGAGTACATGTACAAGATAGTGTTCAACCTCTTCTCTTGAAGGAAGTTTGAGTGTGTTCATATATAGTATTACTAGAAAATAGTGGCATCACCAATAAGTGGTTCTAATAAATCGCATATAGGATTTTTGAGTTGATTTGTAAAATAGTAATTGTAATCGAGCTTGATACCATTCTGACGCACAAACTCTGGATCTTCAGATTTCTCATAGAGCTTCGCCTTCTTTGGCCCCTCAACAATGACATATTGGACGCGATCACCCTGTTTCGGTTCAGAACCAGGAGCACGCTGCATAATCTTGTCACGTACGGCTACGTGTGCATGATTGGAACTCTTATACTCTCCTGATAGACTCTTGCTCAGGAGCAACTTTTCCATTGGCACCTTTCCAGCTAGAAGAAGACGCGCGGCACTTTTCGCCTCCTCGATAGCGGGTAACGGATCTGAACTATTCAGGATGTGATCGAGCACTTTTTTGCAAACCTCTCTGACGTATGGGCAATTATCTCTCCGAACAACCTGCAAACCTTTGATATCAATCTTTTGAAAAACAATCTCTGTTCCATTCTTCTCATACATCTTCGCTGCATACCTCTTCTTAGAGTACAGAAAATATGGGCAATACACCTTTTCGAGCTCGAGATTATTTGGAGCCTTGAAGAGCTTGGTACACTGTTCAGCTGCGAGCTCACCTTGTGCCCACGCACACTCAATCGCCTCTTGGCCCTTTTTACCTCCTGTATCAAACTCAACCATAACAGAGTCTGTGTCACCATAGCGAACCTTGGCACCCTCAAAGTTGGCCTCGATATAATTCTTCGTCTCTTCAATCATCTGTCGTCCACGCATTGTCACCGTACTCGCAATCTGAACCATTGGAAGCATTCCACCACCTATAGCGCCAGTAAATCCATACACTGAATTCATAGAAATTTTGTATGATAGCTGTCTGCCATTGTAAATTGCCTCGAGAGGTGTACCAATAGCTTTCTTCATATCAGTCTTTGCTTTTTTACGAAACTGCTTGAGCTCTTTGAGAATCTCTGGTAAAAGACTTGGTACATTTTGAGCAAATCTATTCTCGCCAAAAGTTTCATACTGTATTCCCGGGAGATTGTCATATTTCTTATCGAGAACAATCGATGAATAGCACAGGTTGTGAGCAACCATTATACTTGGATAGAGGCCTTCAAAATCGAGTGCTGTGATAGGTGTGTAGTATGCGCCAGTCTGCGCCTCGAGCACTGTAGCACCCTCAAACTTTCCTTCACTTTTCCCATAGGGAATTGTAGGAATCAGAAAGTTGAGTTCTCTCGCTTTTCGAGCAATCTGGCTGAATACCTTGATTTGCTGACCGCGTTCAGACAAATAGTTCAGAGGAACCCAAGTAGCCTTTGCCATCTCAACGAGATTCTGAATCGTATAGAGCTTATCCATAATCAGATGTGGAAGAATGGTATCCTGTATACAATACTCTGCAACCTCTGCAAGTCGAGATGGATCACCATCTGCATAGCGACTGAAAATCTCCTTTACTGGCATGTCATTTTTCTGCTGATTCTTCAGTAATGTTTTTGATACGTTGTTCAGAGAGTACGACTCGAGTTTGTGTTCCCGCTTTACATCGTGATAGAGATCAAATACATAACGACCAGTCATTGGAACCATTTTTAGGATATTTGAACCGAGAGCTCCACTTGCTAGCTTTTTCTCAACAAGAGAAATTGTATTGTTATTACGTCTTCCTAATACATGAGCATATGGGCTGCATTTAACCTTTTGCATACGACAGATGAGATATTCCAAGTCAAATCCAAATATATTCCACCCAGTCACAATGTCAGGATCGCATTCGCGCATATATTCTGCGAAACGCTCGAGTAGCTCTTTTTCAGTCTTGTACCATTCATGGCCGTGCGTCTCTTTGAGGCACAGACACACCTTTTCTGGTTCCGTGGAAGAGCCAAATGTCTTGGTCGTCATGGCAATCTGAAAAATTACATTGTCTGACTTGTTAGGATTTGGAAATGATCCATCTGCCGAATAACACTCAATATCAAACGACATTATTCTGAGTGGAGCAATCTCGTCACATTCTACTGGTTTGAGTGTTTTCCAATCTTGGCAGAACAAGTCATATTTTGTGTTATTCAGGTATTGATGTATACAGATTGAACCAGTGTCTATCCAACCAGCTGACTGAATACCTGTCCTGTGTAAGAAACGTAGCAAGGGTTCAATATTGGCTTCATAAATTTTATATCCTTTTCGGACTAACGACCACTGAGTCTTTTTACACTCCTCCATAGTATCAAAACTAATTTTGTAAAAAATCCTCTTTTCAGAGTTTTGAAATCCCCACAAGTCTTTGGCTTGATAGGCTTCTGTATTGTGTGCTTTTGAGACTTTATCAATAAAGAAATAAGGTTTGAATGTAAACGATAGGGCAACCGAATAACCTTCAGCTGTTCTTCCGTACGAAGTGATTGTATACCGATCTTCAATGTCGCTTGCATCCCAGGATACAGCTTGAAATAGCACCATATTTTTATAGAGTTTGAAATGTTTAAATGCCCGTCACCTTGTAATACACTTCCGGAGTTTCATGGCGCTCGAGGATGAGCTGAGCAATCCGATACCCTGGATGAATTACAAATGGACGAGTGTCTGTGTTATGCAGCACCACCTTGAGTTCATCCTTATAATTTGGATCTACAACTCCTCCAAGTACATCGATTCCATGCTTTACAGCGAGTCCAGTGCGACCAGCGATACGTCCGTAGAGACCATCTGCAAAACTAATGGTGTATCCGAGCGGAACAACGAGTCGACGCCCAGGCTCAACTACACACTCTGTAAACGCAAAGAGATCATAGCCTGCACCCGACTGAACTGGGAGGATCGCCTCTTGAACAATCTTTTCAACCTCTAGACACATTAATTACAAAGAGTTTAATTTCTTTATAATGTGATCGAGTATCTTATCAAGTGGGTAATTCATATGAATCTTCCATTCGTCTATAATATTATTAGACTGTTTTGTATTACGCCATATAATATCACCTCTGTTTGAATTACATCTGAGTGCTAAATCACCTTTGTTCATATATTGTTTCATATATACAGGTATATATTCAGACTTGGGCAATAGATATATAGATGCATATGTATTTACATGTAATTTATGAGATTGATGATGATTTTTTAGAGATAGTACAGCTTCTGATGCTACATATCCACCATATGAATGTCCTATCACATATACATATATAACATTTGGATCTTCCATGGATTTCTTAATCTGCCGAATGACTCCATTCACATATGCATCTTTAGATTCTTGGTTTTTCCAACATTTAATACCTATATCAGTGAGGAGATTTTTTAGATTTTTATTTGATCTCTGAAATACTTTCACCTTTCCATGTATCTTAGAATTGTTGGGTACTGTACACCACAATCCAGATAAGTTGTATATATGATACATACTATCAACTCAGAAAATTATACCCAGTAGTATAAAACTTAAGCTTGATTACATCTTTGAGACCAAAGTCCAGTACATTTGCATCTGATAGATCGACTGATACCACAGGAAAGTTGTATTTTTTACGCAATTTCAAATATGAATTAAATACAAATCCTAGATAATCCATGAAATTATTGGTCGTCGCTTCGCCTTCATCATATCTGAGCTGAAGTATACATACATCCTCTGATTTGTTACCCAATAGATGTCCACATGGTGCAGATTCTACTGCGCCGCCGTCAAAATAATTGAACGGTCCATACTTAAAGGTTGAGAATAGGAAAGGTACAGCTATAGACATACATAGGGCATCGATTATTGACATAGTTGGGGTTGTATCCACTGAAAAGTAAAATGTTTTATTCAACTCGATACAGAATGATGCTATATGTAATTTTATTGGATTTCGTGCGTAAAGATCTGCAAATGTCATGGGTTCTATTACATCCTCTATCATCTTTCTCATTACACCCTGAGATACAAAGCCATACGAAGTTAAAAAATTCTTGATGTCGGGTTTTAGCTTGTATACAGGTACTTTCATTGAAATCTTAAGAGCTTTGTTAAAATCAAAATTTGTGTAGAGCGACATGAAAGCAACGAGTGCTCCAGCTGATGAACCAGATATACTCTCAATGGTGTCAAGTCTCTTATCCTTCCATAACCGATCCATTGCACCTAATAATGCAAAATAGCCGAGTGCACCTGGACCAATTGCCAAATGTTTCATCCTATTATATATTCGATGGGATTATCAAACGTATAAACGCATTCGCCAACAAGAATATTCCAAACTGAGAATCCATTGGCATGTCAGTATATGGATATATATAGAATAGTATAGTCGGTATTAATATATCACCTCTTGTTATTGTCAGATTTGTTAAATATTTTAGTACAGTGTAACACAATATACCAAACAGTAAAGTCTCGGAAACATGATCGAGCCTGATAAACCACTTGACAAGTAGGTATACGAGGGCTGGAGCTAAAACTTTCTGACTTTTTAGATCAGGAAGTGGCATCTTACTTAGTAGCAAGAATATATTCGCAATATTGATTAAATGAAAATGGAGCTCTTAAATATTGGGATTCGAATCGATCCCTAATCTCCATATAATTATCTAGCAACCATTCACTATTCCAATCTTGCCACGTCTCTGGATCCATCTCTTCAGGAGTATCTGAATCATCAGATTCGTAGGCAAGTTCTCTTTCATCCCATAACGCCTTGGGTGCCTCATCACCAAGTCCGTATGAAACCTTCTTAAACACCATTTATAGTATTAGATAGTATAAGTTTTAAGTAAAGTACATTTTGATACAAACTCTGGATAATATTTTGTAAAGTGATCCAGAAATGTAGACTCGTGCACAACTATATAGTTGAACTCAAATGTGGCACACGCAAAAATTTCTTCAAGTGGAGCAGTCCTGATAGTATCATCAATAAATAGCAAATCTTCAGTCAAGATGCGATTCACCATGCACAAATTTGAAACTGGTGAAATCATTGCGTTTATGACACCGAGCTGCAGACGGTGATTTTCTGCATTTGCTATTATACAGCGAACAAGTCGTCCATCAGGCTCTACTCCCAGATAATTTTTTACTCGACGTTTCAGAGCAACAGAATAGGTACCATTTCCTGCACCTAGTTCGAGTACACAAGCATCTACCGGAATTTGAGATACTACATCCGCAATCTGAGATTCATCGACTGTAATTGGACCAATATACATTATACCATAGTAAGGGTCTCTCTCTTTAGGCTCGGTACAGCATCGAGGATAGCCTGAAAAGCACCTTCTGTCTGTACCTCGTCATTACCAAAATAAGACTTGAGACCGTTCTTGATAACCTCTCGCGTAATAGAACCCTTTGCATTTTTTACAGTATATTTAACCTTATTCTTGTCAACATTGACGATATCAATCTCCTCTCTGCCCATATATAGTTTGATAAACGATCGAAGTTCCTTCTCTCGTTTATTAAGGACTGTTAAATCCTTCCGTGCTTCTTTCAATTGAGTTTTGAGTTCAACCCAAGATGACATTGCTTCACGGAAATCCTCCATTTATTTTAAAACTATTTAATTCTTTAATCTAAATACCCTGTTTAAATGGGTTTACGTTTGTGAGGTATCCACGTAGTGGATCACCAGGTGCCATTACATTTGGCTGAGATCTGATATCGTACAGGGATCCTCTACGCGTGTTGGCACCAGTCGAGCTCTTGGGGATGAATGGATTTGCACCTGAGAGCATGTTGGAGCTGTAGCCAGACAAACCCATGCGCTGACCACTTAGACCATAAGCACCAGCTGAAGACACTGGCATACCTACATATCTACTTCTACGTCTGTAAGCAGAAGATGCACTAGGATCTTCAAAACCTGTATTCCCCTCAGCTGCTAGACGCGTTTGGGCGGCGGTGGTGGTGGGGACGGGAAGCATATAAACCCCAGCCTGAGTCATTTGATTCACAACTTCTGCTCTTGCCGCATTAAGTTCATTTTTTAGAGCCTGTATATTAATATTATCCATCCCAATTATTCTACCTTTTCCGAGAACATCATTTACATCTCCTTTCATTGTATTTACCCCAGTGAGAAAATTTGACCAAGCAGTTTGAAGAGCTGTTACTGAGTTATCTGAAAACGCGTCTGGTATTCTAGTTAGAAATGTATACATATTTTGTAATACGGTATCATCGAATGTATTTACAGCCGCATTAGTTGAATCTGCATCCCATGCAGCTAGTTCAGAGAATGCTCCATTCGTAGGGACATCAGCTGCTGATGTTACCGCAGTTGGTGCCGTATATCTAGATCTCATCATAGGAGCACGTCTATATGTACCCGTCGTACCCGTCGTACCCGTCGTCGTCGTCCTTACTGCAGGTGTTGCAGAGTTATTTGTATACCAATACCATAGAACTACAAGTGCAACAAGTATCAAAAGTTTCTTGTTTCCCTTTGCCATTTGATATATATCACGAAAAAAATCTAGTCGAGATAATCCATCTGGTCATCATCAGATTCGTCTGAGAATAAATATGTCCCTCTTGTCCGAACAATCTGTCTGGATTCCTTGACCTGAAGTATTTTGAAAATTGGACCAAATGATTTTTTCAGAAACCACACACCAGTGAGCTCCACAATCAAATCAACGCTAGACCATTCAGAGGACTGATCCTTCTGAGATTTGTTTGAATCCCAAAAAGTTGTGATGACGCGGCCACATGCCGTTGCGAGACAAGTCTCAAACGTTTCAGCACTCAGCGAACTCTGGAATGCCTTTCCAATAGTATCTGGAGAAATTTCTCTACCGAACCATGCAACTGAAGACTCATTCGCCTTGGATATAATCTGATCCTCGAGACTCTTCACCTGGGAAAGTTGAGACTCGTCGAGCTGAAGCACGATAGGCTTCCCATCAAATGAAGTCACGTTGAGCTTATTAAACTGGATACGGTTGTTTCCGGTTACTTTTAGATAATACCGACCATCTGGAACCTTGACTGGTGCACCATACTCCATTAGGATTCACATAGACAATATTATTAAGTTAAAGACGCAGTGCACTTAGTAAGTATAATGGAGTCTGTACTATCTCTGCTTGAGGAGCTATCTAAGGAGGTCAAGGCACTTCGCAAGGATGTTCGCAAGATTCGTCAGCATATTGATGACCCTCTAGGCGATAAGGCGAAGCTCCGCTCACAGAACAATGGTTTCCGCAAGCCTCAAGTTGTTTCTGAGGAGCTTCGTACTTTCCTGAACCTTGGAGCTGATGACAGGATTTCTCGCGCCGAAGTGACTCGTAAGCTCAATGAGTATGTAACCGAGCATGGACTCAAGAATGGTCAGAATCTTACTATGGATGATGCGCTACGTTCTCTGCTTGCACCACCTGATGATGTTCAGGTTACATTTCTCAATATCCAAAAGTACATCAACCGCCACTATCTGAAGGAGGTTGTACCAGAGGCTGTTGTAGCCGAGCCAGTGGTAGAGAAGAAGAAGCCAACTCTGAAGAAGAAGTGAGTCACGCCTTGCCACTTAGAAAATAAATACTCGTGTAATATATGTCAGAAGAAGAATTGATTCCCTGTCCACAATTAGACAAAAAATATATAGAAACTCTTGTGGGTACAAAGATTAAGAATCTAAACTTGTACCAGCGAGCATTTACACACAAATCAGCACTTAAGAAGTATCAGCTCGATGACGACTATGAAACATTGGAGTTTATGGGTGATTCTGTACTTGGTTTTGTCATCACGAAATATCTGTTTGATAGATACGCAGACAAGAAGGAGGGATTTCTCACCCGTGCGCGAACCAAGATTGTCAGGAGTCAAACGCTGGCCGGATTTGCTAAAAAGCTGGGTCTTGGGAATTTGATACTCATGGATGACAAGGGTATTAGAAACAACTGGAACAACAACCCAAAAATTCTCGAGGATTGTTTTGAAGCTCTAGTTGGTGCTATATATCTAGATCTTGGTATGATTTACGCAAGAGATTTTATACTCAATATACTATCATCATATGATGTATCACTAGAAGATGACAATTACAAGGATCAAGTGATGAGATATTGTCAGTCTATGAAGCAGAAGATTCCTGAATATCCAGTGGTATCACATGATAATGGTGTATTCTGTGTTCAGCTTGTTATGAATAATATAGTATATGGATGTGGGTACGCAAAGACAAAGAAGGAGGCTGAACAAAATGCTGCATACATAACGCTTAAAACACTTAACCTTAAGATACCTAAGCATGCATCCGGTGGTGCAGAAGCTCCTTGAGAAACAATACGCTGATCAAAAATCGGATGAGTGGCTCAAGCTCCGAGGTACTATGTTGACAGCCTCCGATGTCGCCACAGCCCTTGGTGATAATCCATACGAAAAACCATCGAGCCTCATTTTGAAAAAGTGCGGAGTTCCTTCAGAGTTCAAGGGAAATGATGCAACACGACATGGTGAAAAATACGAGTCTGTCGCCAGAGATTTGTACTGTGAAAAAACTGGCGAGGTTGCTCATGAGCTTGGACTTGTTCAGCATCCCGAGATCAAGTGGCTCGGTGGATCTGCCGATGGAGTGACAGAGTCTGGGAGACTGATTGAGATCAAGTGCCCGGTATCACGCAAGATTGAAAACAAAGTTCCAAAGCATTATCTTCCACAAATTCAGATACTATTGGAAGTGCTCAATCTTGATGAGTGTGATTTCATTCAGTACAGACCAGAACCACTCGAGTATCAGGTGACTACAATCAAAAGAGATCGGGACTGGTTCGCTGAGCGTCTTCCGAAACTCCAGGCATTCTGGGACGAGGTGATATATAAAAGAGAAAATGGTCTTTGTGAAATAGAATGACGTGCAGTTGGTGCAAGAAAAAGGGTCTTACACTAAAATGCAAGGGATGTCAGATGATGTTTTGCACAACTGATATTCAACTTGAGAAACATTGTTGTCTATTAATGGAGGATGTAAAGAGGGCTGAACTCGAGGCGCTCGAAAAGTCGTTGCCAAAGGTGGTGGCTGAAAAGGTTGTTAAATTTTAACGGTATGGATTATCAATCTGGCGTGGGACAAAGAGATCCTGACTACGATTAAAGACAGTCATTGGTCTTCCAAAGTTCATTGGTGTGACTCCATATGTACTTGTTTCATTTGTTTTCCAACCATTCGTTGGTACACCTGGTGCAAAGACATTACTTGGTGGTGGTCTTGGAAATTGATTCAATTGGTTCTGTATCGTTGGATCATTCATCGTTACAATGTACATACATTTTAGTTTTGACCTTGTCTTGATGTCTAGTCCACATCTCATCAAGATCAATATTGAGCATGAAAGCAAGCTGGAAGAGATAGCTAAATACATCCCCCATCTCCATGACTACATCAATACCACGCTCTTTTTTCAGATTCGTCTTGCGACAATACTTGAGCACCTGTCTAATGGCTGAAGCAAGTTCTCCACTCTCTTCTGTGTACAGCATCCAGACTCTCTCGATTGAAGCCTTATCCCACCCCTTCAATTTACATAATTCAGCCGTTTCGAATTTATAACGATTCATCTTGTGAATTTAGCTCGTCTCGTCTTTATCATTGGGTAATGACCATACAATAAGCATTATAAAAAATGCTAAAATAAACGCCATAAACAATTCATTCATTTATATTCCTCTATAAATTTCTCCGGCTGGCTTGAGCCCGTATGCCGACATATTCTTTGGTAGAGGTGGTGGCACAGGGAGATACCCAATCTTACCTATATAATATTTATTCAGTTTCACTTTGGGAATGATTACATTCACAGCCCTCTGTACAGCTTCCTGATTCATTTGATCAACTGTTGCATATGTATTTATGAAATTATCGAAATATGTATTACGTAGAAATTGTTCTATATCAATAGGATTCTGTGGTGGTATCTGTACACCGAGTTGTGCATTTACTGCAGCCTGTATATTTGCACTTACGGCTGATATATTCTGGGAAGAGGTGAGTTGTGTATATCTTGGATCTGTAGGATTATTAATATTCGATGCTAACGATTGCATTTACTATAAGAGTTTAAAAAAATCAAAACCTTTTACAGTAATGAGGGTCATCAAGCGTAATAATAATGTTACGGATATGTTGTTTGACAAGGTGACTGCCAGAATCAGTGGCTTATGTGACGGGCTGGTAGTGCAACCTGCGAAAGTTGCCCAAAAGGTGTTTGCATCTATGTATGATGGTATCAAGACTTCAGAGATTGATGATATATCTGCTGATATATCTATTCATATGATTACTGAACACCCTGATTACGAGACTCTTGCGACACGACTTCTTGTCAGCAATATGCACAAAACAAGTCCAACATGTTTCTCAGACTGTATTCTCAGCCTGTACAAGGATGGTGTAATCTCTGAAAAGTTTATGAAAAATTTTAAACTCGAAATGGATTCCTGGATCGAGCATACTCGCGACTATAAATTTGGATTCTTCGGTCTCAAGACACTGCAGAAGATGTATCTCAACAAGGGTGAGACTCCACAGTACATGTATATGCGTGTAGCTTTGGCTATTCACGGCGATGATTATCCTCGAGTCAGAGAGACGTATGATCTCATGTCCAAACATTACTTTATTCATGCAACCCCAACACTATTCAATGCAGGAAGTAATCGTCCTCAAATGAGTTCCTGTTTCCTTCAGGCTATGAAAGATGACTCGATGAATGGTATATATGGTACACTGAACGACTGTGCACAAATTTCCAAATGGTCAGGCGGTATAGGTATGCATATTCACAATGTCCGCGCAAAGGGTTCAAAGATTCGTGGTACGAATGGTATTTCAGATGGTATTATTCCAATGTTGCGCGTTTTCAATGCAACTGCACGCTATGTGAATCAGGGTGGTCGACGAAAGGGGTCAATCGCAGTCTATCTCGAACCTTGGCACGCAGACATTATGGAGTTTCTCGATCTGCGCCTCAATCAGGGTGACGAAGAGGCTCGATGCCGCGACCTATTTACAGCCCTCTGGATTCCAGACGTGTTCATGCACCGAGTGAAGAATGACCAGGATTGG